AGCCCGTCAAAGCGGTAATCAAAGTCAAGCGTAAAATCGACCGCATTTTGAAAAGTCGTGTCGAGATACTTTTCAAACGCCCCGTAAGTCTCATCCTCAACGACCTGATAAGCCGGCTTAATAGCCCCGGCGTTAGTCGGTAGAATGCCCGTGTTCGGCCGGTTTAAATCAGCGACCGAGCCCCAGGCCGAAGCCTTAGCGACGGCCGCCTTAGTTAATCTTCTTTCAATTGCCATTGTCGTGTGCCTCCGTTTTTGATTATATCACCTCAAGCCCCCGGCGTCATAACCCATCGTAATAGCCGGAGACTAAAATCTCAAAACGTAAATCAAAAAGTCCATAGCGGTCAGCCGAGAGAAGCCCGGCATCGGTTGTCATCTCGCCGCCATTTACTATCGCCCCGAGGTCTCGGAGAGCCCCTGAGACCGCTGAGGCTTCAAGTGCCGCCCTCACGTCCTGCGACGCCTTCAAGATGTCTCTCACCGGGTCCGGGCTCTTAATGAGCCCTCGTATTGAGACTATCATTGTCTCATCAAGCGAGTGGTAAGCTCTCTCCTCGACCCGGGTGCTCTCAAGCGCGACCGAGTATCGCGGATAACTCAGCGTCTCTTGAAAGACAATCGCCTGAGTAGAGACCTCGGCGGGCGTAAAGTAATAACCATTTTCTTTCTTGATCGCCTTTAGCGCTGAGACGACCGCGTCGATAACTCTGAGCCTGAGCGGGTCACTCATCTCGGCACCCTCGCATCAAGCATCTGACGCAGTCTTATCGTCGCGGTAGCCATCGCATCCGTAAAGTAAGACGACCCCGGGAGTGTAACTTTTTTGACTAAAAGAAAAAGTAACCTGACACCTGAGTCATTAAGTTTGATACCCTTAGTCGTTTTCCGTTTAAATACCTTAGCGCTAACACGCTGAGCAAGAAAAAGTTTACCGGCCTTAGTTTCTATAAAAAACGTGTCTTTGTAATCAGCCGCCCGACCTCGAGTTCCGCCGAGCGGTATCGTGAGATACTGACGGTTCTTTGGTTCAATCTCGCCTCCGACGTCTTGAATCCGGGCGTAAGGTATCGATTTTCTGCCCTTGACTCCCGTTCCTACCAGAACCTCAGCCCCGCTCTTAGTCTGACTGACTTTAAAGCCGAGCGATGAGAGCAGATGCCCTTTAGCCGACTTAAACCGCTCGGCGCCGAGAGACTTAACCTCATTAATCGCCAGCGGCGCCCAGCGCTCAAGTGTGTCATAGACCCACGAGGTCTGGGTGAGCGCCGTAAACTTTCGCTGAGCCCCTGAGGTGTCGGTCTTAATTCTAATCATCTGAAAACCGCCCGGCGGTAACGCCTCAAAGTTTGTCTCACCTCGGGTAAATATTCATCGTCTTGAATTCGGTTAACTGAGCCGTCAGGGAAACTCATTGAGCTCACGCCCCATGCCCGAGTCCGTGTTTTTTGATACTCAAACGCCACCTGCTTGAGAGCGGCCAGCTTGAGAGCGAGCGGCCAGGTCTGATATCCAGCGCGGTAAGTGACAACGATCTTTGACCCGGCTTTAAAGCCTCGAGAGCGACAGATAAACCCATTCTCGTCTGAGTAGTAATCATTGATCGGCTCGCCATCGACAGAGACCTGAGTAATCTCAATTATCGGGCGCCGGGAGAGGTAAAGTGTCCTGTTACCTGAGCCGGTAAAGTTATCAGTAACGTCGCCGGGCTCTGGCAAGGTCTCAAGGTAATCAGCGATTGAGGCGTTGACGTAATCGGTCAGCGAGGTAAGAACCGCATCGTTCTCGGTAGATATCTCCTCGAGGTAAGCCTTGACGTCGGTGAGAGTTATTAAATAGTTATGCTCATCAGCCACTGCTCTCGACTCCTTAATCGCCTCGTTAATTAGAGGCGAGAGAGAGAGCCGGCTTAGAGCCGGCGCTCCCTCGCCTCATTAGTTTTCTTTTTAACAGCTCGCCTCGACGCCTGAGACGCCTCAGTCTGGACCGCGTTAATAACGACGACACTGAGCCCGGGCATGCCCCGGGCGGCTGAAGCCAGAGCCTCATCCTCAGTCTCGATAAACGATGACGGCGGGATCGAAATCACGCCCCCTCGGTAAGGGATTCCAAACGCCCGACCGAACGACCAGATCTGATACTTCACGGCTTCACCTTAAGGTTTTTTATCAAGACGCAGGCATTGACATTCTCTATCGCCACGTCAGCTCTCATCGAGTAGAAAAACAACGTGCCCTCGAGTTTAGCATCTCGCTGAGGCTCAATCTTAAGGTCGCGGTGAAGCCCGATAATGAGGTTGTTTTTATAGGTGAGTAGGCAGTCTGATCCATCGTTGGTGACGACATAAAAATGCTCACCGACGCCGTGAGGATAGCGGAAAGCTGTCTCAAACTTAATCGTTCCGCTGTCGAGTGTATCTGGCGGATTTTCAGTATCAGGGTCTTGAGTTATTGACTTGACCTTAAGCGTCTCCGACTTATAGCCGATCAACGGGTCGTAAAACCAGATTAGCTGG